ATGCGGTACCATCCGCGAGAGCGACCTTCAGGAACCCGTGTCCCGGAAGACCGTTCGCGCGAGCGTCGCCCGTGCGTGCGATGCGAACCTTGATGGTGGTGGTGGCACCGGACTCGACCGCCTCCAGCGCGTAGCCGAAGAACTTGCCGGTCGGCTTCGCGTTGAGCTTCGGCGTGTCAGCGTCGGTGAAGAAGATGGGGTCGCCGATGCCAATGGCAACGTTCCCCGCCTCATTCACGCCCTTGACGCTCAGGTCGAACGCACCGCGCATCTTGACCGTGGCTTCGCCAGTCGTGTCCTCGCCCCGGTCCTGAAGCGCCACGCCCGGCATGAGGCCGACCATGACAGGCCCGCCCGAGACGGTGCCCGACGCGACAGGAAGACCGAGGGAGGCGGCAAGGTCATAGACCTCGTTCGTCGCCATCTCAGGCCCTCCCAGCAGCCGCGATGGCTGCCTCGCTCTCGCTCAGGCCCAACCGCTTGAACGACTCGGCGAGGTCAGCCTGCGACTGAGCCTCAGCCTTCGCGTCAGGCGCCGTGCCAGCCGAAGAGCTCTCCTGGAAGCCGCCGCCGCCCATGCCGCGCACGTCAGGCGCGTCGCCGCGCTTACGGCCGGTGATAGCGAGCAGGTACTCGCTCTCGGCGATGATGGCCTTGTTGACCTTGTCCTTGGTAGCCGACTCGTCCAGCTTCCCATCGGCACCGAGAACGGGCGTCTCGGCACTGAGGGACTCGATGAGGCGCGTCCGTGCAAGCGCGGGCAGGTCAGCGTCGCCGACTGCCTTTGCAATGATGGACTGAGCTGCGAGACGAGCATTCTCCGTCAGGAGTGCCTTCTCTCGGCCCTCAGCAGCCTCAGCGCGCTGGCGAGCTTCATTCAGCTCGGCCTCGCTCACGGTGTCGTGTTCTCCTTCCTTCGGACCATCGTGGTCGATGGCCTCGTATGCCTTTGCTCGGGCGGACTCGAAGAGCTGGAGAATCTCACCACCACGTCCAGCCGCAGTCACGAAATCTACACTTCGTGCCTGAGCCAGACGGTCGATGATGCGACCCTTCTTCCCCTCAGCGACCCCTTCCGATGCCTTCCCGAGTGCCCGAATCGACACTCCGATATGCGGCGCGAGGTCGTTCACCGCGTCGCGGTATGCCTTGAGGACAGTCGCCTCAGCATACAGACCGGGACCTCGCGCCTTGCCGTCCTTGCCCTTCGGACCAACCGGGTCCCAGCGCGCGTCCTCATCGAGAACGGCGCTCAGGTCGCGGAGGCTTCGCTCAGGACGTGCGGCCTCTTCATCTGCCGTCGGGTGGTCCCAATACATCTGGGTCCCGCGCTTGAACACCTTGTCGGTGGCAGCCTGCTCAAGCACCTTGTCGGAATAGAAGCCGGACGAGCCCCAACCGGGCGAGATGATTTTCACCATGCTTCGGCCGTCTTCATTCACGGCCGACGCCTCGTTCAGCATCACGAGCCCACTGCCCGTCTGCTCCTCAACGGACTCGGTTGCCATCGGGCAGTCGGTCGGTGACGCGCACTTGGTCGCGCCGCTCGCCACGCAGCCCTTGCAGAGCTCAGGCGCAGCCGCCTCCTTGACAGGAACGTAACTCTTGCGCTCGACCACCTTGGACGGGTCGCCCATCGTGACCGCGCCAGCCTCGTCGATGGTGTAGGTCGACTTGTAGAGCTGGCCCTTGCCGTCGCTCCAGATGAAATGGTCGTCGAAGACCTCGCGTGCCCAGCACGACGAATATTCACCGGGCAGCGGCGGGTACCTATTACGCAACGCGCGCGAGATGCCGTCCTGGATGGTGTTGAAGCTGAGCTTCGACGTTCCAGCGGCCTCGCGCATGTCAACGACAGTAGGCGCGCAGTCAGCCGAGCACTCGTGGAGACTGACGCCGAATGCTTCGCTCACAGCGAGACCAAGGTCGTGAGATACCTGAGCCTCGTCGGGCGCAACGGCGCCAGTCTCCGCAGGCGTCACCAGCTGGAGCACGGCTGCTAGCTGGTCAAGGGCCGCCTTGAGTGCAGACTGATTCTTCGCGCTGAGGACCTTACCGACCTCGCGCAGCTTCGTCATGGGCGTGGTCCTCACGTAACGTCGACGGTGTACGTGGTGGCGATTCCACCAGTCTTGATGGTCACCTTGAGCGTGCCGCTATCAAGCCAGATGACGGCCGATTCATCCAGCATCGCGGCCTCGTCAGGCGCGCTCGTGCGCAGCACCGTACCGGATGCCGCAGCCTTCGTACCGTCGAAGTCAGGCCCAGCCATACCCATCCCCTAGCGCTGCGGTCTCATTGCTCAGGTGCAGAACGTTCATCATGTCCCACTATCAACTACGTGAGAACCCCTTCCTATACGAACCGCGTTGTACACCTGGCTGTAGTTCACTTGGAACGCCTCCGAAATAGACCGAAGGCTCGCATCTGGCTGCTCTCGGCGGAAGGCACGGATGCGGTCAGCCGTTGTCATTCCGGCCATCGACTCAGTGTACCGTGCGCCCTTCCTTCTATACAGAACGGTACATCGGCAGGCAGGATGAGCAGGGGGCTCGCTCGTCATTCCACCGAACGCTTCATCAGCAGCGATATATCCGTCACTCTCGAAGCCAGCGCATACAGGGTCGACACGCGAGCCGCCTGCCGTCAGCCACCGCTTCTCCATCACGAGTCCGGAAGCCATCAGCTTGTCGACTACCAGCCGCGTGCCCTTCTCGTATGCCTTCGCCGTCTCGTTCGTGGCGATGAGAGTCGCTCGGTCCTTGATGTGCTGCTGGGGGCGCGCTGCGCTCAGTGCTCCGTACTCACGCACAAGCATTTTCACAGTCTTGTCGTATGAGTAGCCGGCCTCCCTCGCCGACGTCAGCATCTGCCGCAACCCATTACGAGTAGCGTCATTCACATGCTGGACCATCCACGCACCGTTCTCATTCAACCAAGCCTGAGCGGCAGGGTTGGACAGATTGAACGCGGTCTCAAGGTCAGCGATGCCCTTATTGATGCCGCGTGCGATGGCCCTCTTGGTCTGCGCCTTCGTCATTCCACCGAACTCGCCCTCGGTGGCAGCCGTCACCTCGTCAAACCACCTGTCGAATGACTTGGCGTCATGCCACCACGCGGCCTTCGTCGTGGCCTCCCTCATCTCGCGCCTGCGCTTCTCGCGCGCGTAAGCCTTCTCCAAAAGTCCCGCTTGCTTCTCGAACATCTTCATCAGCTCGTCCGCGAACTCAGGCACGAGGTCGACGAACATGATGTCCTTGCGCGTCTTTCGGACGGCTGCCTCTAGCAGCTCAACTTCATTCAAGATGCGGTCAAGCACTAGCGACACGTTCAATCTCCTCAGCCATCGAATCGACGCCGAGCTCACCGCGCTCCAGCTTGGTACGCAGCTCGCTCAGGCTGCGCAGGAATGCGTCAGGGTCGCGACGAACGGCCTCCATGTACGGGAACTCGGTCTGAGTGGCCGACGGCTCGTTCTTGTCGAGGTTCTGCGCCTGCCTGTCGAGCGGTGCTCCCGGCTTCGGTCCAGGAGTCGGGCCACCGGGCGAACCCATTCCGGGCATGCCGGGGATTTCAACGGGCTCGGGGAGGAGCAGGTTGTCATCTTCATCGAACTTGAGCTTACTCATCCACTCTTCAAGCTCGTTGTCCATGCCGAGAGCCTGCGCGAGCAGCCCGATGAGAATCTTGTCGGTCATCGTATGCGCCTTGCTCTTGCCGTCGAGCGTTGCCGCACTGATGACCGCGTCCACTCGGCCCTTAGCATCGCGCTCCAGCACTGGCGGGAACGCAATCCGAATACCGTACTTGCGTCCCAAGTCCTCAATCGTGTTGGACTCGGTGAACGAGTAGGTATTGTCGTCGGTGAACATATCGTCCTTCGTCTGGACGGCGATACTGAACGTGCAGAGGTTCATGAAGATGCTCGCCCACATCTGCTGGCGCTTCAGCATCTTCAGCTCGGTCGGTCGGTCAAGCGTCTTGCCGGTTGCGAGGCTGCCAGTCGCCGCGTCACCGCTGAGGATGGTGTCAGGCAGGCCCAAGCCCGTTCCGACCATGACGCGAATCGCTCGCCCGCTATTGCTCTCAGGCTGAGCGCCGGCCGTCTTGATGGGGTCGAGGTTGTAGCCCTCGGCGCCAGCCCACACCGAGCCGACAGCCGGAGCAGGGTTCCGCTCGACGCTGGCATCGCGCGTGACGGACGTCTTCAGCTTCGTGCGGACCGCGTCAATGGCAGGCTTGCCGCCCTTCGTGCTGACGTTCCAAGCGAAACGGGCGAGAGCACGCTTGACGGTTGCGTAGTCCTCAAGGTCGCGCACGGTCGCGCGTGCCCACGGCAGAGCCTGATACACTTCAGGCATGCCGTATTTCATCTCGTCCGTGCCGCCCGTCTTGAGATGATAGATTCGAATATCCCAGTGAACGGGATGCTCGCCAATCGTGGTAAGACGCTTGCCCGTCTTCGGCTCGTACTGCCAGTCAGGGTAATACGCGCACTGGTCCTCGTACGTGATTTCGCCGGTCTGCTCGTTGAAGACCTCAGCGCGCCACTTGCGCTTGTAGTACCACGGCTCGCGCCTGTCTTCAGGATTGCGAATGATGTCGCCCGAGCCGAGGATGTCCTCGACCGGGATGGTGCGGATGACGACCGGCGAGCCCTTCTTCACGAACAGTGCGAAGAAGATATTGCCTTCCGTCTGCTGCCGCACGTCCTTCATCCACATGCAGCTCAGGTCGAAGAGCTCCGCCTTATTCTTCGGATGGCTGATGAATGACGCCAGTGCCTTGGCGTGCTCGCTGTCATCGCCTGCCGTCGAGGCAATGGTCACGCCCTGCGCGAAGACGTAGTCAGCCTGCACCTCAACGCCGTGGTTGATGAGCGGGTTCTTCAGGTACATGATGCGAGCCCAGTTGATCATTCGCAGAAGGTTGTGCGACTGGAACTCGAACGTTGCCTGTCCATTTTCACGGAGCCAGCCGACGTCCTCAAGCTCAAGCTCAAGCTCGGCGATGCGCTCCTCCATGAAGTCGAGGTGGATAGCCTGCGTGCCCGCCAGCTCGCTCAGTGCGACGGGGTCGCTCGGAAGCTCGGCCTCGTCAAGAGGCATAGGCTGCATGCCGCTCAGCTCGGCGAGCGACTTTGACGGACTAGTACGCCGAGATGCTGACACGGTCGTCATATACCTCTACTCGTTGGTTCTGCTCATTCTCAATATCCCAGAAGCTCATGACGACAGCGTCACCACGGTCGGTTGAACGACCGAGCCTCTTACGAATCTCGTCCTTGCGTTCAACTTGGATTCTGCCGCCCGGTAGGACGCGCCATTTCGGCGCCAACAGGTCACCAATCAGCTCCTCGTCCGGCGGTAGCGCGACGTCCAGCTGGTTGGCAGGGTCGAGAATCTCGCGCAGGTTCCACCATGCAGCCGCTCGCTTGTTGGCGAACGATAGCTCGCCTGAGCTGTCCGTCAGGTCGGTTCCCTCGCTCGCATTGAACGCTAGAACGAGCCGTCCTCCCTTCCTGAGCTGGTCGACGACTCCGGCGCCAATGCCGATGACGTCAACGCATGCATAGCTTGTCGGGTCTCCTTTCGTTCTGAGCTTCCCGTCAACTCGTGATGTGGTTGTCGTCGTGTCCTCCTGGAAATGGGACTCGAGAGGAGCCACGTAGCCAGTGTATCGTTCGACGAGCACCGTCTTATCCGCGCCGGACCTTGCCACATCAGCCGTCACGCACGTCAATGGGCCAGCAGACCATCCGTCATCCTCCGTCAGGACTGTCCAACGCTCAATCGCTTGCTCAATCCATTCAAGGCTTGGAATAACGCCGTCCGAGTCGGACGCTGCGAACTCGCCCTCGACGCGGTTCTTGTATACTGAGGAGTTGGCGCCCCATTGCGCCTTCCGCTGCTCGGCCCACTCTCTTGAAATACGTCCCGCCCTGATGGCGTCAGCCAGACTGACGTGAATGACCGTCCAGTCCTCATATCCCGGCTTGCGAGTCTGAATATCATGGAATCTCCCGACCGCCTCGCCCGGTGTCGAGATAGCCAGAGCGAACGCCTTCATCTTCGGGTTCTTGCCCGCACCTGAGAACGCTCCCTCGGTCGCGTCGTACGTGTCAGGTGGAATAGCCTTCGCTTCGTCGTAGATATACAGGATGTGGTCAGCGTGCGCGCCTTCGATGGCCTCGTGCTCATCGGATGCGACTGCGAACGCTTCGCCGTAGTTGAGCTTCAGCTTCATCTGGAATAGCTGGTCGCGCCCGTATCGCTTCTTCAGCCTCCGCGCCCACTTGTGAACCTCCGGCCAGAGGAACTTTTCCAGCTGCCTCCACTTGGATGCCGTCGTGACGACCTTCCAGTCAATGCCTGCGCGCTCGCGCGTGTCCGCGAACCACAAGATGGCGATAGCAGCTAGCGTCGTCTTGCCCAGCCCGTGCGGCCCGCGCACGCAGACTCGATGCTTGGTCGCAAGGTCGCGGTGAATATCCTCTTGGTAGAAGGTGAGTGACTCCCCGTCCGGGAAGTCGATGTGGTTCCGCGCCCACAGCGCTGGGTCGTTGAACTCGGGGTCGCTCGCAGCCGACGGGTCCAGCTGAAGCGCAGCCCGATAGACTGCGTCGATGGCCCTATCGATTGCGAGCGCCCCGACGTTCATATCAGCCGACGCGCAGGACTGCGAACTGGACGTCGGACGTGGAGCCCTCGAAGTAGAGCATGCCGTCAGCGTCCTGACGCCAGTCACCGTTCGGCATGCTGCGCGGGTCGAAGCACGCCGTCTCGCCGAAGCCGAGCGCGTACGCTGTCACGTCGCCCTCTCGACCGGATGCGTCAGGAGCGGACTCGATGGTGACCGAGCGCTCCGTGTCCGCTGAGACGTTCTTCGCCATCAGGATTTCCCGGCCCGTATACGGCGTCTGGTTGCCGTTCGCGCCGGTTCCTGAGGCTGCCGTCCACGTGATGTCGGCCGAGTTTGCCGCGAGCGGAAGGCTTGCGAGCGTCTTCGGCGTCTGCGCTGCGATGGTGGTCTTTGGCACGGTCTCTGTTACTCCTTCACTGAGTGTTCGCTCATCCCTAGGCCCGGCATTTCATATCCAAATGTCAGACCCTCTGCTCCCCCAACGGGACCCCGACTAGGATTCTTCGTTATTCACCCTGTCTCTTATACACATCTCCGAGCCCAC